AGAGATTCAAGTGGTAGATTATTATCTAAACATATTCCACCATCAAGAAAAGAAATGGGTGATGATGCTTTTGCTAGAAGAATTAGACAAGGTATAATAGGTAAAACTAAAGAAGGTGAAGTTAAAAATATAGGTAAATATGCAGACATACCTGAAAATATTATGGATATGTTATATAGTAGATATGGTAGAAAACTTACTTTAGAAGAAATAAAAGAATTAATAGCTATGGGTGTATCTCCAAGAAAAGGTGGAGGTAAACTTCCAGACCTTTCAGGTGATGGTAAGATAACAAGAAAAGATGTACTTATAGGTAGAGGAGTTATTAAGAAAAAATCTGGAGGTCAAATAGGTAGACCTCGTGGAGTAGGAGCTGCATTACGTGGTTATGGTAAAGGCTATAAGTAGTGCCTTTTAAGTCTAAGAAACAAAAAACATATCTAGCTATTAATGAGCCAGATGTTTATAAAAAATTTAAAAAGGAAGAAACAATGATGTATGGTAAACCAATAAAAAAAGCAAAAGGTGGAGCAGCAAAAGGTGAAGCAGAAAAAGCAAGAAAAAAATCACGTAAAGCAGCACCAAAACCTATAGGTACTTTAAAACAAGGTCAAACAAAACTAGCTGGTGCTCAAATGGCAGGTGGTAGACCTAAGAAAAAACCACAAAAAAGAACTGAAGAAATGGCAAGAATGTTAGGAAGAGTATCATCAGATATTAAAAGAATGGAAGATAAAGAGAAAAGAGATAAGTTTGGTACAGGTTTATCAGATAATAGAAGAGGTGATCCATTAGATAAAGTTTCTAATCCAAGTGGAAGAATGTTGAATAAAGGACCTAGACTTAAACCAGGTAGAAATGTAAAGGGTGAAGTTACTAAAAGACCTATGGGTGGTAAAGTCTACAAAGTAGATAATTCAGGACAAGATTTAGTTCAAAAAATGTATGGTGGAAAGATTAAAAAATGAGAAATAAAATATTAAATAAGATTATAAATTTTTTAAAAACTTTACGAAAAGAGTAATATATGTTAGGTGGTTTACCAGTTGAAATGATTACAATGCTTGGCTCTAGCCTTTTAGGTGGAGTCATGTCAATGTGGAGTCAAGCAACTAAAAATAAACAAGAACAACAAAAGATGCTTCTTGCTAGAGATAAGTTTCAAATGGCAGAAGTTGGTAAAGCTAGAGAGTTTGACAATAAAGGATTTCAATGGACAAGAAGAATTATTGCATTAACTGCAGTCTTCTTTATTATTGCATATCCTAAACTTGTTCCTGTCTTTACAGATGTTGGTGTTGTTCTTACATGGACAGAATTTAAAGGTGGCTTCTGGTTCTTAATAGATAAACAAGAAGTCTATATGGATAGATTATTTAATGGTGTAGTTATTACACCTCTTGATACACACTTAATGTCAGCTATAATTGGTTTATATTTTGGTGGGAGTTTAGTTAAGAAATAATGGCAACACGTAAAAAAAGCAATATGAAAGGTATTACTATTGGTAGTGGTAATAAAAGACCTACTAAACAAGGTGCTGGAATGTCAGCTAAAGGTGTTGCTAAATATCGTAGACAAAATCCTGGTAGTAAATTAAAGACTGCTGTAACAGGTAAAGTTAAACCAGGTAGTAAAGCTGCTAATAGAAGAAAGAGTTACTGTGCAAGATCTGCAGGACAAATGAAGAAGTTTCCTAAAGCAGCTAAGAATCCTAACTCAAGATTAAGACAAGCAAGAAAGAGATGGAAGTGTTAATTGGCAAAACTTTGTGCAAAAGGAAAAGCTGCAGCTAAAAGAAAATTTGATGTATATCCATCAGCATATGCAAATATGTATGCATCAGCAGTATGTAGTGGCAAAGTAAAACCAGGTGGTAAAAAGAAAGTTAAGAAAGCTAAAGGTGGTGGCTTACGTGAATGGGTAAAAGAAAGATGGGTAGATATAGGAGCACCTAAGAAAGATGGTAAGTATCAACCTTGTGGTAGAAAATCTACTAAAGGTTCTAAACGTAAGTATCCTAAATGTGTTCCAATAGCTAAAGCAAATAAAATGTCTACATCTCAAAAAACATCTGCAGTAAAAAGAAAAAGATCTAAAGCTCAAGGTGTAGGTGGTAAACCAACAAATGTAAAAACATTTGCTGCTAAGAGTGGTGGTTCACTTCTTGTAGCATCTTGTTATGATTAAAGGTTAAACAATGGCAACATCAGGTACATATAATTTTAATTTAGATATAGACGAAGTAATTCAAGAAGCTAGTGAAATGATTGGTGGAGAAGAAACACTTGGTCATACTCCTAAATCTGCTAGACGATCAATTAACTTAATGCTAACTGATTGGCAAAATAGAGGTATTTGTTTATGGTCTATAAATACAACTGTAGTAACTGTAGCTGATACAGTAGCTTCAGTATCTTTATCAGATTCTACAATAGATGCATTAGCTATTACATATGCAACAAGTGTATCAGGAACTGATATAGCATTAGAAAGAATATCAAGAGAAGAGTATCATAACTTACCTAATAAAAATCAAGCAGGTAGACCAACACAATATGCTGTACAACGTGGTCGTAGTAATCCTACTGTAATGTTATACCCAACTCCAGATACTTCTACTGGTATTTTAAATATAGAAAAGTTTAATCAATTAGAAGATGTAGATAAATCTGCAGGACAAAATGCAGACATGCCTAAAAGATTTTTACCAGCATTAACATGTGGTTTATCATATCAACTAGCAATGAAAAGACCTGGTATTCCAATGGATAGAGTACAAATGTTAAAAGCAAACTATGAAGAAAAATTAGGATATGCTATGGAAGAAGATAGAGAAAGAGCAAGTCTTTATATTAAACCTAAGTTAGGATATATCTAGTGGCAACTAATCGTAATGCAATGGCTATGTGTGATTGTTGTGGTTTTGTATATCCACATAGAACAATGCAATTAAATAGTTATGATATGTTAATTTGTTCAACATGTTTTGAAGGTGCATATGATTTAAAAAACCATCCACAAAATAAAATACCAGATGTAAGAGATAACCCAGTAATTCAAAACCCAAGACCTGATACAGGAGGTAGAAACTTAGACTGGCAACAAGCTAATTTTGATTGGGATGATTCTACAGTACGATATTGGAGTAACGCATGAGTACATTAACAAGCAAACAAATATCACAAACATATAAACAGTTATTAAAAGTAAATGTAAGTGCAGATACTAATACTGGTGTTACAGGTGATTTACAACAAGTACAATCAGGTGATGGTACTAATTCAGCATTACAAATATCTACAAGTATAATACAAGTAGCAGGTAAATTTGGAGTATCAGAAGATGCTTCAGTATCTGGTGATCTTTTAGTAGGTAGTAAAGTATGTGCGTCAGCTTTTTATGGTGATGGATCTAATTTAACTAATGTTCCTACATCAGGAGATGTATCTGTATCTACATTACGAGTTACACATAATGCATCTATTGGTGGAACATTATCTGTAGTAGGTGCTGTAGGATTTAATAGTACAGCTACCATAGCAGGAGCTACACATCTGCAGAGTACTTTATCAGTTGGTGGAGCTGCTACATTTGCAAGTACAGTTACAATAGTAGGTAATACTACTTTAACAGGAACTTTAGGTGTAGGAGGTGCTACAAATTTAGCATCTACTGTTACAGTTGTAGGAGCAGGAACATTTAAAGATGATGTTTCAGTTTCAGGAAATGTTAATATAGGTGGAACAACAACTATAGCAGGTAATGCAAGTGTTGGAGGAACTTTATCAGTAGGAGGTGCTGTACATTTAGCATCTACTTTAACTGTAGCAGGTAATACTACATTAACAGGAACACTTGGTGTAGGTGGAGCTGTAAATCTAGCAAGTACTTTAACAGTTGCTGGTAATACAACATTAACTGGCACATTAGGAGTTGGAGGTGCAGCAAACTTTGCAAGTACTGCAACAGTAGAAGGTGCTACACATCTTCAAAGTACACTATCAGTTAATAGTGCTGCAACATTTAATAGTACAGTTACAATAGCTGGAGAAACACATATAAAAGATGATGTTTCTGTATCTGGTGGTTTAGTTGTAGGTGGTACAGTAACTATATCAGGAGCTAATGTTCAAGCATCTAATGCAAAAGTATGTGCTAGTGCTTTTTATGGTGATGGAGCTAATTTAACAAATGTACCTGCAGCTATAACAGGTAACATATCAGTTAATAATGCTACAGTAGGTAGTAATCTTTATGTAGGTGGTACAGTTACAGTTATAGGTAATGCTACATTTGATGGAGATGTGTCTGTCTCAGGAGATATAA